TGTAATTACTTCGGTTAAAGATCAGTCCATTTTTATTGAACCAGGTATTGAAATAGACGCTATAAAACTTGGGGTTGTACCTCAGTTTCCTTTTTACAGGGCTAGACGAGAACATACGTTCTTTCAAGAAACCTACTCAATAGGATGTCATGTACATGGTGACCCTGCTGCACTTTTATGGCTTCATGCAATTGTAATGTACTGTCTTCTTAGGTATAGAGAGGGGTTGTTAGAAGCCCGATGTTTTACAGAAAGTGCGTTTTCTAGCTCTGATTTTGCCCCAAACAACAATTTTAACAATCCTAGTGGCGAATTAGTTTATTCTAGGTATATTAATTTAACAGGACAGGTAGAGGTTTCTTGGCTAAAAACACCTCAAAGAATAATAGAATCAGCTGATTTGGTAGATTATGATGAACCATTTAAAGGTGGTATTAAAATTATTAGCCGAAAGGCTCCTGATTTTTTAGATACGGAAGACGACGTGTGGACAACGATAGACTGACAATCTTAATATAAATGGATAAGATGGATAAAAAAGAAATTTTTACAGAATTAAGAAAAGCGCTTCACAGAGCAATTGCCAAAGCTTATTTTGGCGGTAATACAATAGTTCATAAAGCATTAGATGGTATGCCTAGCAAAGAGCATTCATTAAAACACATTTTAGCGGATATTGAAGATCCAGATATGATTGCTGAAACTCCAAAAAATCACATTCCAGCATCTAAAGAGAGCGTTTTAAATAAAGATGATGATGGTGAAAAAGGTGTTCATGTATCAAAAAATCCAAAAAAACCTGGACGCTCTATTATGGGGATACTTAGCAATTTAAAAGAATGGGATAAAGCTAAAGAAGAAGCTAAACGAGTTATTCGAGAACAAAAAGAAATGGATGAGCCAAACATTCCTGAACCATGCCCAAATTGTGGTTACATAAAGAAAAGTGAGGGTGACCAAAATTTACAGCAACTGCATAGTATGAAAGAAGCGCAGGCCAAAGCCAAAGTTGGTTTAAGACCTGATGAAAAAGCTCCTATGACAAAATCCAATATGGGCGAAGTTTTCATGAGTGAGAAGAAGCAGCGCGGACTTGAGTGTTTAAAAAAGTTTATGATGAAACGTGAAGAAAAAAGGGGTCGCAATAAGTAATTGATTTTATTGTAAATTTAGTATTAAATTCAATCTTAATTTCATAGGAGATTTATTTTGTGGAAAAGAAATATACAGCAAGAGAAGCGGCTATTGAAGTTTTAAAAAAAGCCGAAGAACTTTTAAAGAATTGGCATAAAAAAATAAATAAAGCCGAAAGTTCTGATAAAACCGCTTCACAAGTAAATGAATTTAAAGGCATTCCTCAAGAAAAACCGAAAACGGGAACGGTTGCTAAACCACCTCGACCATTAAAAACATTTTTAGCAAAAAAAGAAGCAAAACGGAAGGCTAAGGATGGGCAGAAATAAGAATCCTGAAAATAAAACTGCGGCAGAAAATCTTCAAGAAAAGCTAGAAGCCGCAAGACAAATGCGTTTAGCAATGGCTAAACCTAAACTACCTAAAAATGATGAAGATAACAGAGAAAAATTTGCAGAATTTTGGGCACGTCAAAAAAGAGTATATGGAAAAGAAAAAGATTTAGAAGAAGTTTTATGGCTTCATTTGAAAGCTATTAATCACGATGAGCCTTCTTTATTTGAAAAAGGCATCGAAAATTTTGGTTTAAAAAAGGTAGGAGAATAAAAATATGGCACAACGTCTAACAACCTCGTCGGTAGTAACCAATATCCCTGGCTCATACGTAGAAGCCAGAGTTAAATCTACCCCAGTAGGACTTGCAACTACCGGAATTATTGCAATTATTGGAGAAGCGGAAGGTGGAGCTAGTTTTTTAAATGAAGATTTAAAAGAAAATTTCTTTTCAGTTGACCAAGGTGCTGAAGTAGTTGCAAAATATATTTCTGGCCCAATCGTTGATGCTTTTAGAGCATTAAGCGCTCCATCTGCTGATGCTCAAATTGCAGGTTCTGCTAACCGTATTTATATTGCTAAAACTAACACTGGAACGAAAGCAAGTGCTTTAATTGATACTGACTATGGCACTCTTTCTAGTAAAAACTATGGAATATTAGGTAATGAGATTAAATATCGTATCACCGAATCACAAGCTGAAGTCACTCCTTCTGTTACGTCCGCTGCAATTCCTGCATTTGGCGCTGCTTTGGACGGTTTGAGCTTTTCAGTTCGTGTAAACGGTGGAGCTGCTACTGTTATTACGCTAAGCGGTAATCCAGCTAACCACAGCAACGTAGCAACCTTAGTTACAGAATTAACTTCCTTACTTCCTACCGATTTTACAGTTACAGCTGGAACAGCTCCTAATACTATTGTAATTTCGCTTGATTCTGACCCTGCTAACCATAGAAAAGGTTGGGGAAAATCTTTTGAATTAATTGATTCCACCCCAGGCGATCTCGCTGCATTAGGATTAGTTGAAAATCTTTATGTTTCTGGTGCGGAATCTAACGTTGAAATTAACATCGCTCGTTCTTCAACGAATACGGACGAAACTTTAGAAGCTAAAGGTGAAATCGCATTAGAGATTGGATACGCCGGAACAACGGCTACATTATCTATTGTTAACAATACTTTAACTACCACTGTTACTGGTGGCCCTGGCGCCAACCTATCTATTAATTTAAATCAATATCAAACAGTAAATGATTTAGCGGCTTTTATTAGTACTAAACCAGGTTATTCTGCTGTTGCGACCGCTGTTGGAAAACAAATGAAACCTGCCGATTTGGATAAAGTAACAGCAATTGGAATTTGTTCTACTGCATCTGGCAAAAGACCAGGTCGAATCAAAAAGTCTTTGAAAAACTTTAAAGATGCAATTAAACAAAGCGCTGTTGCCGATTTTGAAGCAATTGCCGTAAAAGGAATTCCAAGCCCAATGTCATCTTATGTTTTCTTGTCGGGTGGTACAAAAGGTGCTACAACTGGAGCTGCTATTGTAGACGCTCTTTCTAAATTAGAGGGAATTAACGTTAATTTTATTGTACCTTTATTCTCTCGCGATGCATCGGAAGATATTGCAGATAATTTAACTGATTCTGGCTCTACTTATACAATTGATGCTATTCATACGGCTACAAAAAATCATGTATTAAAAATGAGCCAAGTTAAAATTAAAAAGAATCGCATTGCTATTCTTTCATTTGACGGAACATATGCTCAAGCAGCACAAAAAGCTCAAAACTTGGCAAGCTATCGTTGCTTGATGACATTCCAAAAATCGTCTCAAGTCGATAGTCAAGGCGAAGTTCAAATGTTTGGTTCATGGCATACAGCTTGTATTGCTGCTGGAATGCAAGCGGCTGGATTTTATCGTGCAATAGTAAACAAACTTGCGAATGTAATTAGCTTCAAAGATCCATCAGGCTTTGATTCTGGATCTTCTGGAGACCTCGAAAAAGCTTTAGACGCAGGATTGTTAATTCTTCAAAATGATACTGCTGGAGTTCGTTGGGTTAGCGATCAATCCACGTATGGATTTGATACAAACTTTGTTTATAATTCAATGCAAGCTACCTATTTAGCTGACGTAGCGGCTTTAAGCTTAGCCGATTCATTACAACGTCAGTTTGTTGGCCAATCATTAGCTGACATTGATCGCAAAGTTGTGGAAAGCTTTGTAACTGCCAAAATGGATGAATTCCGTGCATTAAAAATTATTGCATCCAGCGACGATGCTCCGCTTGGATTCCGTGGATTAAGAGTAAAAATCAACGGACCGATCATTGAAGTACACGTTGAAATTAAACTAGCAAGCGCTGTTTATTTCATACCTGTAACTCTTGAAATTAGCCAAGTACAGCAAAGCGCATAAGGTGAAGGAGAAATAAAAAATGGCAAAGGTATTAGCTGGTAATAGAGCAAAAATTTATGTAGATAATCAGTTGGTGGGCATTTTTGAAAGCTGCTCATATGGTACAAATCTTGCTGTAGAGCCTATTCATATTTTAGGTTCTAGTCTTCCTGTTGAGATTACTCCAACCCACTATGAAGCTGTTAGAATTAGTTGTAGCGGTTTCAGAGTTGTAGGTAACGGGCCATATGTACTGCCAAAATTTCCTAAAGTTCAAGATATTTTAAATCTTCAGGGAGTTACTATTACTATTGTAGACAGACAAACTGGTGAAACAATAATGTCCGCATATGGCTGTATACCTACGAGCTATAATACCGCACCAAGCGCTCGTGCTACTACTCGATTGAATGTAGAATATATTGGATTGAGAATTGACGACGAAGGTAGCGGTCCTCAAAATGATCCAGGCGCTACTCAGCTTCCTTAATTTTTCATAGCTACCTTAAAGATAAAAGGCCATGACTTTAGTTATGGGATGAATTTTGAAAATAAGGTAGTATATAATAAGTTTTTTTAAATTACTGCATAAATTAGTGACAGAGAACCAAATCATTAATTTATGCATTGAAGACAAAAGTCTTCAATATAATAAAAAATGTTGTATTAAAACAACAACTTGGCGATGAGGGCAGCGCGCCAAGTATAAACAAAGCCTGTGGAGCGATCAACAATAGTTGGAGCGATGAAGCAGGAACCGCACGTCTTAGACGTGTGAGCTGTCAGAGTGAAGACGATACCAAAGCTAGCAAAGAGGTTCGCACTTTGGGCACTGCT